AAATGAGAACCTGCTTTTAATCCCCATGCGCATCGGTCATTCGCTCTCAGGATTGCAGATGATCACCCGAGAGGGGGAAAAGAAGTTCCTTTCGGGTGCCATCACCAAAGGCGCTGAATACCTGATCGACAATAAAGGTATGGACTGGTACTGCGAGGGCTACGCAACGGCCTTGAGCCTGCGGGCGGTACTGCATGCCCTGAAGTTAAGATACCGGATCCACTGCTGTTTCAGCGCCCATAACCTGACCTGTATGGCGAAGCAGACCGCGAAGGCGTACATCATCGCTGACCACGACCAGAGCGGCACCGGCGAACAGGCGGCAAAGGACGCCGCGCATCCTTATTGGATAAGTCAGGTGATGGGAGAGGACATGAACGATGCTCACAAGAGGTTGGGCGTATTCAGGTTAAGCCAGGAGATTCGTGCTTGGTTAAAGGGAGATGGATCGTGAAGTTTTACCCGCACTACATCAGCGATTTCAACGGGGCGACCCGGCACCTATCCAGGATCGAGCGCAGTATTTACCGCGATTTGCTGGACAATTATTACGATACCGAGCTACCCTTACCGCTGGATTTGCGCGTTTTGTGCCGGTTGATTTTGGCACCAACCAAGCAGGAAAAAGAGGCTCTCGAAACGGTTCTTTCAGATTTTTTTCAAAAAACTTCTCAGGGGTGGGTTCATGGACGTTGCGAGAGTGAGATCAAAAAATACCATGAGATGCTCAACCAGAAATCTCTAGCGGGCAAGGCCAGCGCGGCAAAGCGAGCTTTTAATTCTGGCGCCCATTTCAACAGCCGTTCAACAGTCGTTGAACACCCGTCCATCAAGCGTTGAATTCCCGTTCTAACGGAAATCCAACTATCAGAACCAGAGTAAGAGTAAATCAAAGTCAACGGCGCACCATGAAAGGCAGGTTACTACGGAGTGTACACGCGCGATGGCGATTCGAATCATTCTCAACAAGGAAACAAAATGAAAATCACAGCAGGCCCAGTAGTCCAGCAATACGCCGCAAAGGTCGGCGTCAGCGTCGAAGAGGTCATATCCTGGTTGGAGGATTATATCGACGGCAAGCGGACTGATTGGTTCGAGGCGATGTGTCGGTTCCCGATTGAGGCCACGCCGACCGAAAGGGAAGAATCAATTCGAGGTTACTTAAAACAGGAGATACAATGATGGAACTAGAGGAAAGGGTAGCGGCACTGGAAAAAGAAGTTATCCCAAGGAATCGGCGTGAGGACCCATGTTCGCAATCTGCGCCCATGCTGGACGAGATTTGGAATTGTGTGCGGGGGCTGGTAACGCGCATGGACTCTCTGACGTTCAAGGTTGATTGCCGGGCACAAAACAGCGACCAAGCGACGGCCAGGATAGATCGATGCTGTGACGGCTTAGCAGGGCGCGTCAAAGACCTGGAAGCGCAGATTCATGCCAGGCACATCGTCGAGAGCAGTCTGAATCGTCGTGTTACCCAGCTTGAATCCCATCGGGAAACGGATGTGCGCGCCGACGCGAATCAGTTGTGGGAGTGGATGAAGGAGCGCGGAGTACCGTTAGCGCCGTATTTTGGAAGCCTTGACCGGCGTAAAGCTCCACGGCGATTTCGTCATCAATATAACGGACCAAAGCGCCGATTCCTGAAAGACCGCCGCGGCAACGTCGATGCAATGGGGCAGGATTTGAAATAAGGGGGTGGTATGGGAACTGAACGCTTTGCGATAGCCATGACCACGAGCAATCTAGCGCACAAGGACGAAGTGATCATGCCAGTCGATCACGTTGCGGCGATGAGTGCGGCTACCAATCTGGGGAGCGATTTGTTCCGGGCGCGGGATTATGACTATTTTGCTCTGCGCCGGGCCGTCCTGCTGCTGGCATCTAAGGCTATCAGGATAGGTAAGCAGAAAAAGCTCCATCTATCGCGGGATCTGGCAAATAAATTCGCCGTAGCCGTAATTCGTGAGCGCATCGACCGGAACTGCCGGAACTGCACGGGGGCGGGGGTGGTCATGGTGGCTGATCTGAAGATAGTTTGCCCAACATGCGATGGGACGGCCGTTCATAGTTACCACGACGGGGAGCGTGCCCGACTTTGTGGCATTAAGCGCGATGACTGGCATCAGTGGGAAAGTAGGTATTTGATGGTGATGGGTATCATGCTGGGGCACGACATTGCCGTGATGTTGGCGACAGATAAACTTGGGGCTTGACACCATGCCAATGGAAGGGTATAAAACGCGCATCACTACCCAAAGCCGGACGGCAATATCTTTCGCCGGCATAAATCCAAGGTGAGCGCCCTAATGGGACTGCTCGCCTCGAAATCAAGGCCAGATCAGCCCGACCAGGATCAGATCCCGTCGGGTATTTTTTTCATAGGACGCCATGGTCACCACTTATTCCAGCGCTGATGCAATAGCCGACATCCCCGGCGCTGACTACCCCACGCTGAGCGCCAGATTCAAGGACACGGCGAAGGTGATGGACGTGCTATCGGCGGAGCGCAAAGCACTCGCCGACCAGATGAGGGCGCGCGAGGAAGACGCAGCGGCAAGGCTCCGCTTGGGAACTTTGACGGATGCGGAAAAAGAAGTGTATCGCCAGATTTTAGAATCTCGGCAATAGGAGCCAACATGCTGAACAAAATCACAATCCCGCGCTGGAACTGCCCGACAGCCGAGCGCGAACGCGAGCGCATTCAGGCCATGATCAAAGCAGCTAACAAACTCCCGCGCCTGCCCGACGAGCGGGTGAAGGAAATCATGGACGACTTAAGAAAGCGCCAGGGGGCGTGATGGCCGTGAAGCCAAAAGCCAAGCCGGTAGCCAAACAAGCGCCGGCAAAGAAGCAGGCTAAGACGCTGACGTATAAGAGGCCAGTGAAATTCAAGGTCAAGAAGCCGACGGCTAAACCAACAACAGCGCAACTGCTGGACGCAATAGGGATTGACGAAATATGCGAGCAAGTTGCTGAATGCTCCCCACTTCGCGAGATAGCGGACAAGGTTGGAGTGTCAAAGGGATCGCTGATAAATTGGCTGGCAAATCATGCTGACCAATACGCGCGCGCGAGAGAGGCGCAAGCCGATGTTTTGGCAACAGATATTCTTACGTTGGCGGATGTATGTAGGGTTGGAACGATAACCACCGAAAAGGCCAATGGCGACGTGGAAACTAAGACCACCGATATGGTGGAACGCGCCAGGCTCCAGATTGACGCCCGCAAGTGGCTGGCCGGGAAGATGGCACCGAAGAAATACGGGGACCGTCTGACCCATGCCGGCGATGCTGAGAATCCGCTAGCTGTGCTGACGATGGCGCAAATTTCCACTAATCCGGCCAGTAGAATCAAGATTGGACCTACTAAATAGCCCGTGTGGTGCGCGGAAACGCGGGGGTTATACCGACCGACCTACTATATGTAGTGGCCAATGTCTGATATAGAGGTTGTCGACTGCTTGGGTGACTGGAAGTGGCGCCTAGCAAACTTGTACTGGATCGTCGACGAGGCTGGTAAGAAAATAAAGTTTGACCCGAATGCAGAGCAGTTGGACCTGCTCAGTAATCTACATTCGATGAATCTAATATTAAAAGCCCGTCAGTTAGGATTCACGACTTTGATCGACATCCTGGGCCTGGATCAGTCGATATTCACCCCGAACTACAGCGCAGCGATCATCGCGCACGGGTTGGCCGAGGCCGGGAAGATATTCAGGAACAAGGTGAAGTTTCCATGGGAGAGCATGCCCCTTGGGGTGCGGGCGCTGAATCCCACGGTGAATGACTCAGCCAGCGAGTTGGTATTCCAGAACGGCTCATCGATCTATGTGGGCACGTCGGGCCGGTCCGGAACACTGCAGTTCCTGCATATTTCGGAGTACGGGAAGATTTGCCGACGGTTCCCGGACAAGGCGAACGAGATCAAGACTGGATCCATCCCCGCGGTTCATGCCGGCGGATTAATCTTCGTCGAATCGACCGCCGAGGGAACAGGGGGGGATTTCTACGAGATGGTGAAGCAGGCGCAGAAGATGGGCACGCGTGAGCCGAACGAGATGGAATTCAAACTCCATTTCTACCCGTGGTGGAAGAAGGAAAGCTACCGGATCAACCCGGAAGGGGTCGAGATTGAGGGCGATCTGATCGACTACTTCAACGAGCTTGAAGAGCAGGGCATCGTGCTTGATGACGCCCAGGTGGCTTGGTACGCGATCAAGAACCGGCTGTTCAAGGGTGACATGAAGCAGGAATACCCAAGCACGGTTGATGAAGCATTCAGTGGGGCCATGGAAGAGCGGTATTTCAGTGAGCAGATGGCAGCGGCTCGCCGAGCTGGACGAATCAAAGACTTCCCGATATTGGAAAGTACACGGGTAAATCTGTACTTTGACCTGGGGCGCGACACGACGGCGATCTGGTTCCACCAGTACGCAGCGCTCGAGCATCGGTTCATTGACTACTTTGAGGACACCGGCAAGACCTTGGGGCACTACGCCAAGGTAATCCAGGACAAGGGTTATCTGCTCGGGAACATCTACCTGCCGCACGACGGTGGGGATAAGTCGGTGGTCACAGAGCACACGGCCGAGACTGAGATCAAGCGATTGCTGCCGGGCATCAAGGTGCGGATCGTACCCAGGGTGCCACAAATGACGATGGCGATCAACGCCGGACGGAACAAGATCGGCGAGTGCTATTTCCATGAGACGAATTGTGGCCAGGGCATCAATTGCCTGGAGAACTACCGAAAGAAGTGGAACGAAACGCTCGGGAATTGGAGCGATGAGCCAGTCCATGACTGGGCAAGCCATGGTTCAAGCGCATTCTTGCAGATGGCGCAGGGGTGGGAGAAGTCCCACGAGACAATGACCGAAGAGTTTGTTCCTCACATTAACCGCCCGCGGCCTCATGTGAGAGGCCTGGGGATGTAATTACAGAGGCATACAATGGATGCTCGGCTACACCACTGGAACGGCACGGAATGGGTGGAAAGCGGGGAAGAGACGCCACTGCCTGTCGCAAACGTACCGATAGAGATGGCTATCCGTCTCACCCAAGAGCTGCTGGGGTGCCCGGCGAGTATTTACACGATCCACGGCTATAGACGGCAATGGTCAAGCACGTCAGTCCTGGGTGATCTGGCGGCTTACCTTGTCGGTGGCCAGGCTAAGATCAACGCGCCGGCCGTGGCAACGACGTACTACCTCAACAGCACGTCAGCGCAGGATTTGACCGCTGGGTCAGGCGTGGATCGGGTGCAGATATACTACCTCGATTCTGCTGGCAACGAGCAGTTAATGGCCGCCAGTCTAAACGGGACAACCGCTGTGAGTCTCGGAAACGGGTTTTCCGCCATCCAATGGATGGTGTCGTATCACTCAGTCACTGCGGATAGGGTCGCCGTAGGAGCAATCACGATCAGCAGCGTCAATGGCGTCGCAACTGAATCCACGACGATGGAGATGATCCGGGCCGGAGGAAACAGGTCGGAGTCATTCCGATTTACAGTGCCAACCGGGAAAAAGGCTCTACTGATTGATTACCACGTCAGCACGGCAAAGACTGGGGCGGCGGCGACGTTTGACACCAAGCTACGCGGCCTGAGTTTCATGTACGACGATGCGATTTCAAATGCCTACCATTTTATCAAGGTGGTCAGCATGGTCGATGGCGTCTCATTTTCAGAGGATTTGCACTACCGCAAATTTCCCGCCGGATCGGTAATCAAGCTCAGTGTGATCCCGTCAGCAGCAGGAGACGGGACGATCGTTTCAGGTGGGATGGATTTCATTCTCAAGGATGCCTAACTGAGGTAGCAGCATCAATACGCATGGCGATTGAACGCGACGATACACTTTGCAGCGTGAACAGTCCTTGCTAATGCGCCCTTTGGGGAATCGCAGTCGCCAGCCGTATTGGTGTAGCTCAGAACCTAGATAGAGCACCCGGCCCGTCAGGAGAAATTTTGACGGGGGTCCGGGAGGTCGGTGGGGATGGACAGTCCCATCCACCAATTTCAACTTAAGCCGCCTCCGAGCGGCTTTTGTTTTTCAGGAGAACCAAATCATGCTCGACAACAACCCAAACGCCAGCCGCCTCAGTTCTCTAACGGAACGGGCGCTGCTGGTCAAGATTCTCGCAGAACTGCGAGTACAGACTCTCATCCTGGCCCAGGACACGGGGTTCGACGACGACATCGGCGAATTGCGCAACACGGTCATGATTGAGGGGGACACCGGCCTCACCGAACTTTAACCCAATGAAGGAGTAATGCAATGATTAACAAAGGAAACGTGGGCGAGCAGGCCCTCTCAAGCTCTGCGACATCTCAGATTATTCGCCTGGGCAGGACTGGCGAACAGGTCTCTTCCAATCTGCGCGGCAGGTATGCACAAGCTGCCCTCGACGGCCGGCTGTTCATGGCCTATACCGTGATTGCCGGCGTGGCTCTTCCCGTGGCTGCGGCAACGCTCAACAGCAAATTCACCCTACACAACCCGGCATCGTCCGATGTCAATATTGAGTTGGTTCGCTTCACGATGGGCGTCGACTCGGCTACCACGGTGGTCAACGGTATCGGGATGGCAATCCAGCGTAACCTAAGTACGACTTCCGGTATCCCGACCACGACAACCTCCCTGGTTTCGTCTCCGCTCGGGGTGGATGGTACGGCTCAAGGGGTGGCGTATTCCCAAGCCACACTGACCAATGTGGCGATCCCTGGCGTCACTGCTGCAACTGCGGTCCCAATCCCGTTCTACAACATGTTCTCGTTCGGCGCCGTGACTGCCGCTGTAATTGACAGTGCTTCACACGACTTCGACGGCATGGTGATCCTGGAGCCGGATGACCTCGGGGCATTTTGTACCACTGTTGCCCCTGCGACCGCTGCATTCTGCGGCGTGATCTGGGCTGAGTGGCCGAGGTAAGACGTTTCAACACGCCGTATCCTGATGGGTGCGGCGTGCAATCCAACTAGGGAATCGCACCATGGCAGCCATTAAAGTTTACATCGAACGCGACGAACAGGGCCAATTCTCAGTCGGCCTCGACACTGGGGACGCCAACGAGGATGACCAAAGCATGGGCAAGCTCATGCAACCAGAAGGTGAGCATGTGATGCCTGATGGAAAGATGATGCCGGGGAAAATGATGGGAGAGGGGATGACGCCCGAAGGCCAGGAAGACGCCGGCATGACTCCCGCGGCCGACCTCGAAGACGCCCTGAACCAAGCGCGCACCCTGCTGGCCGGCCCGCAGACCGAACAACAAGCCTTCGCCAGCGCCTAAATGTACGAGACACCAACACCCTTGCCGGCAGCTGACAGTCCGGCGACCGGGCAGGATCAGGTCGACGCGGCTAAGGCCGCCCGTGCTGCGCGCCTGGATGCCTTGGGCGCCAGTCTGGCGACCAAGCGCCGGGAAGCCATCGAATACCGCCGTAGCACCGGGATCGAAGCCGAGTGGGACGAGTGCGAGGATGCCTACAACGGGGTGGATGAGGTATCCAAGCAAGCGGTCAAGAAAACGCGGTCAAGGGATTGGTCGACCTGGACCGATGACCAGGACAACGACAACCGTTCGACGGTGGTTTTGAACATCACCAAGCCCTATGTCAATGCGTTTGCGAGCAAGATCATCGACATGCGGCTTGCCGTGACCGGGAGAGCCTGGGCATTCAGCCCGACTCCTATCCCTGAACTGGAGGAAATGAAGAAGCAAAATCAGGTTGGCTTGGTCGAGAACGGCCAGCCTGTCATGATGGAAGAGGACGGCCAGCAGCGCCAGGCCACACCGGCCGACAAGGCGAACGAGATCCTCAAGAAAGCCAGGCAGAAGGCAGACAAAGCCCAGAAGCAGGTTGACGACTGGATGGTCGAATCTCACTGGGATTCGGAAGCTCGTCAAGCCGTGGATGATATGGCGCGCATCGGGACGGGGGTACTCAAAGGCCCATTCCCCCAAAAATTCACCTACACCAAGTATCAGGATGGCAAATTGGTCAAGGTCGAGAAGATCAGACCGACATCGAAGAGGATCAGCGCCAGGAATCTCTTCCCGGATCCAGCCTGCGGAGAGAACATTCACAACGGCGACTATGTCTGGGACTGGGACGGGATTACCAAAAAGCGGCTGAAAGACCTTAAAAAGCTGACTGACTCGAAGGGCAGGCCAATCTACATCGCCGAGCAGATAGATTTGGTGCTGAAGGAAGGCCCGAGACAGGCCGACGTGGATTACAACGCGAATCCCGCCGTTGTTGATCCAAATCAAAAGGTCAAGCCGTTCCAAATCTGGTACTACTACGGCACCCTGGAAAAGGACGACATCGAGGCGGCCGGCTGTACCTGCGATGGAGACGATGATTCGTATTCCGTCATCGTGGCCATGGTCAATGACCACGTGATCCGGGCTGGCATGTCTCCGCTGGACAATGGCAAATTCCCGTTCGATGTGGCGCCGTGTTCGAGACGTGAAGGTCACTGGGCAGGGGTAGGCATCGCCAAAGACCTCGATGTTCCGTCAAAGATGATCATTGGCGCCAATAGGTCCATGCTGGAAAATGCCGGACTGAGTGCCAAGCCGATTATTGCACTGATGCAGGGGCTGCTGGTGCCGGCTGACGGGAACAACGTACTCTATGGCGGGAAGGTGTTTATCATCCCAAAGGGCACGGACATCACGGAAGCCAAGAACGCACTCTTCCAGTTCCAGGTAGAGAGCCGCCAAGAGGAGAATATGAACATCATCCAGTTCGCTCTCAAGATGGCGGAGAACGTGACTGGACTGCCGATGATCCTGCAGGGCCAGCAGGGACAGGCACCGGACCGCGTGGGCGTGGTGCAAATCCTCGACAAGAACGCGTCGACGGTAGCCAATCGAGTTACCAAGATGTACGACGACAACCTGCTTGAACCGCATGTCGGCGGGTATTACGACTGGCTGATGGAGTATTCCGAAGACGAGGAAATGAAGGGTGACTACACCATTGACGTGTTGCCGCCACCGGACATCGTTGCCGATAGGCAATCACTGATCGAGCTTTCGAAGGCGGCAGACAATCCCAAGGCGAAGGTCGACTTCTCGAAATTCTTTGCCGAACTTGCCAAGTCGAACAAATTTGACCCGACGCGGATTCAATACAGTGACGAGGAATGGGCGAAGATCGAGAAGCAGCAGCCAGCACCGCCTATCCCTGTTGCTGTTGCTCAGATTCGTGAGCAGGGGGCAACTGAACGCAAGGGCCAGGAAATTGAAGCAGAGAATAAGCGGCTTGGTGTGGAGTTGGCGCTTGAGAAGGAGCAGGCCGAACTTGATCGACAACTCGAACACTGGCAGACACAGATTCAGGCAACGCTTGATGCTGCCGATCTGGATGGTCAGCGCGGAATGAATACAGAAGACCGCAAGGCCGCCATCGCGCAAACGACGGCCAAGATCATGGCTCAGATTCGCTTGTCGATGGCTGCAATATCAGACGGGAAGGATCAGGCAGTCGCCTCGCACGAGGTCGACCTTTACAAGCACCGCAACCCGCCGCAAGTTCTAACACCCCCTAGCGAGCCTGCCGGAAAAGCCGCGCCGGGGTCTGCGTATCAGGCATAGGAGATGAGATGACCACGAAACAAGCCGTCCTCGTGATTTATGAGTCAGTCAATGGGCGTGATAACTGGATACCCAGGATGCCGGCAGAGCTGCCGGAATGGGTTCGCCACCCTGACATCATCGGTCGCCTTGTTGCCGGGCAGATGTGCATGGACCCGACCATTGGCGACAAGGGATCGAACTGGTATCGCGCCGAGCGCGTCTTGACTCCAGAAGAGCGGCGAGCCGAAGCCCGTCGCCTGAATCGGCAGCAGAAAAGGCTGGCAGCGAAAGCAATCTCCGGGCTGATGCCTGGATTGATCGTGCCTGGCGACCGCAACAGGTTGATGCACTGATGATCCTCGACCTGAACGATCTGCATTCGCAAACCTGGTCGAAGATTAAGGCGCACTTCACTGAGCGCCTACAGGATCACCGCACCAAGAATGATGGACGCCTCACCGAGAACGACACCGCGTATCTTAGGGGCCGCATCGCCGAGGCGCAGCATATCTTGCAGATGGGCGAAGATGAAGTGAAGTTGTTGAAGTTGTAATACCGAATTTGCACGGCCCTGAGTAACCAGGCCCGTCGATGGTAGCCGGCGAGAAATCCCCGGTATTGATTGTCCCGCTACGGCGGGCTTTTTATTTGGAGAACCAGAAAATGCCAGATGATGTCGTAATCGAGCCGCAAACACCCGAACAAGAACGCCAGTCAGCCGAAGCGGCCTTTGCCGCAACATCTGAAGCACCGCCTACCGATAAGGTAGCCGCTGCCGAAGTGCCGGAGGTAAAGGCTGTTGAGAATCCCACTGAGGCGGCGCCTGAAGTCAAGGAGCCCGACCCGTGGGAAGGCGTGCCCAAAGTTGTCCGCGAGAAACTTGAGGGCATCGATGGGAAGTTCGGTTCGTTCGACGCGCTCAGAAACGACATGAAAGCCGGCATCGGCAGAATCGCTGCAATCCAGGGCGAGCTTGCCGCGGCAAAGGCATCGGCCAAAGCCACAGACAACGCACCGACCGCAGCCCAGATTGACGAGGCATCAAAGAGCCTTGAGAAATGGGACGAGTTGAAGGCGGAGTTTGAAGATTGGTCATTAGGAATTGACGAACGGATTGCCGAGAGAAACGCCGCCTTGCGCGCCGACATACTCAAGCAAGTCCCGCAGGTCGATGTGGATGGCATCAAGGAATGGACTGGTAAATCAATCCAGGAATCCAATGCCATCACCCGTGAGCTTGTCCGGCTGGATAACAAATATCCGACCTGGGATGAAGACACGAGAAGCGAGAAATTCGTAGCATGGAATGCTGCGCAACCGCCGGAAATCCAGGCGCTTGCTCAATCGAACAATTCACGCGATGCATCCAAGATGCTCGATCTGTACTACGACCATCTAAAGAAGGAAGCCAAGCGGGAAAAGAACCAACAACGACTGGAATCGGCAATACCCGCACAGGGTACGCCGGGGCCTATCACACAAACCCCGTCTGACCGAGAAGCAGCCGAAAGGGCATTCGCGGCAGCATAGCAAGGAGCAATTATCATGAGTGGAGTTACCTATAACGACCCCGGACAGAGACGCGGTACTATCCTCGGTCAAGTCATCAAGCACGCCCTGTTCGTTTCCACGCTGGAAATCTCCGGCGAAGTCTGGAAACAGCCGTTGCACATGGGCGATACCGTCATCTTCCGTCAAGTTGTGCCGTTTGGCGCGACCGCTGCGGCGCCTGACGTTTTCTCAACCACGGCTGCGGCCAACTTGATTCAAGAAGGCAACACGCCGGCCGCCGACACCTTGAAAATGCTGGACACGACCGTCCAAGTCCAAAAATACGGCTGTCTCTACACCTACACCGAACGCCAGGCCAACCTCGGGGAAGACCCGATGCCGGACTGGATGACCGAGCAGGTGGGCGAACGCCTGGGCCTGGTGCGTGAATTGGTCTATGGCGCCGCACTACAAGGCTGTACGAATCGCTTCTACGCCGGCGGCACGACCCGCGCGACGGTGGATGAGGTCTTAACTCTGAACCTGCTGGACAAGATCACCCGCAGTCTTCGCGGGAATCACGCCCAGTTTGTCCGCAAGACCATGAAGTCGAGCCAGATGTACGGCACGGTTTCCTTGGCGCCGGCCTTCCTGGACTTCACGCACACGGACGCACAGCGCGACATCGAGCAGATCGCCGGTTATGCGCCGGTTTCGGATTATGGCCAGCAAGAGCGGGTTCATGAAATGGAACTGGGCAAAGTCGGCTCGCACCGCTTCGTCGTATCTCCGGACATTCCGAAGTTCATCAACGCCGCGACATCGGGAACCCTGGGCAATCTGAAATCGACCGGCGGCACGTACGCCGACGTGTATCAGTTGTTCACCATCGCCAAGGACGCATGGGGCCATACGGCATTCCGCGGCCTGGATGCGGTCGACTTCAATCACATTCCTTGGAACAAGAAGGAAAAGGTCGATCCGACGGGTGAACGTGGCTATGTGTCCGGCACGTTCTACGACGCGGCTGTCGTGACTCGCCACGGCCAAATGGCCGCCACCGATTTCGCGGTCACGAATCTGTAAACCACTGGGCGCGGCTTAATCTCCGCGTCCATCACATAAAGGAAACCTATCATGGAACCCAATGTTTTAGCAGGAAGCACTTTTTGCAATCTCGATTGCGCCCTTGCGGCGGGATCGACTACAACCCTCACCCTGGGGGTTGCGCCTTACTACTGCATTCGCGGTAAGGCGAAGACTCAGGCGGCCGTAAGCGCAGTTCAACCGAGCATCATTGACCTGGTGACTGGCGTAACGATGGAAGGCATTGCGCCGGGGTACGGGGCGGTCATTCTGGTTGGCGCAGGGGCAACCGAATCGACCACGCTCAGAATGGTCCAGGGGCCGCAGCAGGAACTTCAGGCCGACACCGCCGCATATACCCCGGGCGACTTCATGACTCCCCCGCAGTTTCCGGGTGTGCCGGAGGACTTCTGCCCGTTCGGGTATGTGGTTGTCCAAGTGGCGACGGACTACACGGCCGGCTCGACCTACATCTTCGGGTCGAGCAACGTCACGGCGACTGGCGCGCAAAACTCGGCGGCCACGGCACACAAGAATACCTTTGTGTCGGTGATGGTTATGCCTGATCGCCCTCAGACCTCTTAGCCCAATAGCAACCCAACCAGGCCCACCCTCTTAGCCCAATAGCAACCCAACCAGGCCCACCTAAGACGCGGGCCTTTTCATTTCAAGACAACCATAGGAGCAATTGATATGCCAAGATTGAACCCCGCAGAAGTCGCAGCGGCGCTACCGGCGCCGTCCCGCACCGCAAAGCAGCTTGCGAATGATGCACGCATGAAAGCAAATCCCATCGGGAAGCGCACAAAGAAAAAGACATCGGCGCCGGCAAAGCCTGCCACGCCAGAATTCTACGTCCACAAGAATCTGCTCGGCCCGGATGATGTTGATCCGGCAGAGATGCGCATCGACATATCCACATCAGGGGAAGCGATGGCGACCATTGCCGACATCGAGATCGTCTCCCCGGAGAAGATGCAGAAAAAGGCTGAGAACGAAGCCTACATGAACGAGATGGTGGAGATCGAGATCGAGGGATCAGAAGACCCCAATGCCCCGCTGTTCGTCGGCCCCTTCGGCCACAACGGAACCAACCAGTATATCAGGCGTGGCGTGCCGCGACTCGTAAAGCGCAAGTTCCTGTACGCGGCGATCGCTGCGAAGGTGGCCAGGCTGGTCAGTGCGTTCGGCAAAGACGCGAACGGTTTGGAATACAACCGGCTGGAAGGCCCGAAGCTGGGGACTCATCGAGTCGTCATCATCAACGATACGCCGCGCGGTCGTGAGGACTATCGGCGCTGGCTACAGGAAGCCTAACATGGCGACATACCTTGCCCTCTGCCAGAAGTTGAGGCAAAACTGTAGTGATTCTGGCACGGGGCCATCGGCTGTCGCAGGGCAGTCGGGAGAATTGAAGCGTTACGTCGACTGGGTGGCCGACGCCTGGACGGCGATCCAGAATGACAATGAATTCTGGAAGTGGATGCGAAAATCCTGCTACTGCGACACAGTCGCCGCCGACGGTGCCTATGCTTATACCGATTTCACGGACACAGTGTCATTGGCGGCCATCGCCAGGTTCTCCCGCTGGTACACAGGCAGGAACCAATTCAAATGCTACCTTTCATCCGGCGGAGTTGCTGGCGAGTATTTCTTGCAGTGGATGGAATGGGAAGACTTTAAGTTCATTTACCGCAAAGGAACTCAGACGGACGGTCAGCCGGTGCATTACTCGGTTGATCCGACGCAAGCAATCGTTCTCGGCCCGATCCCAAGCGCCGTATATCGTGTAAGTGGGGATTATCAAATCGGCCCGCAGACGCTTTCCGCCGATGGTGATATTCCTGAAATGCCGACTCGCTTTCATGACTTGATCGTGTATGAGGCAATGGCGAAGTACGGCGGCAACCGTGTCGCAGTCGAGGCCATGGTGAGGGCAAACGCAGAAGGTACGCCATTGCGCGCCGCACTTGAACTTGACCAACTCCCACGCATGAGACTTGGCCGCGCATTAGTTTAACAGTCCCCGCTTCGGCGGGGTTTTTGTAGCAGTACCGGCTCGTGAATGTTTCTCTGGCCGAATGTATTAAAGGAGAACGAAATGTCTGAAGCAATCCGACAGTTTATCAACAGCATTCCCAGCAACAAAACAGCCTTTGCCCTGCGCAAAGTCTACGACTTGGCCTTCCCAAACAACCTGGATACCGCACTGACGGCGAGTGTGACTCAAACGCAGGCTGGCGCCCTGGTACTCAGGGGTGATTGTGTGTTCCATGAGATCACGACAAGCGCCACAGCGGGCAATGCGGTTTCCCTACCATACCCGAAGCAAGGCATGTTCCACTTCGTCAAGAATTCCGCAGCAGCCAACGCCATTCAGGTCTATGCGGCAACGCCAGGCACGATTGAGTCTGTCGCGACGGCGACGGGTGTAGCGCAAGAGCATGGCGATGGGGTGCTGTACTTCTGCTTGATCGATGGAAACTACATCCGACTTGGCGGCATGCAGGCGACGGAAGCCTTCACCACGCTTTCGGCAACGACCATCAGCATGAACGACGGCGGCTATGTTGATTTCTCCAATGCCGCTGTAGCTGCTGCCGGCAACGGACAGTCGACATATACCGTTATTGCCGACCAGATCAACGCAGTAACCGGTGCCGACGGCACCAAAGGCGTTGCGTTGCCGGCCGCTTCCGCTGGACGGGCGGTTTTTGTTGTCAATACAGACCAGACGAATACGCTCAAGGTGGCCCCGATCAACGCAGGGAATGACACGATCAACTCCCTGACCGCCGGCACTGGTGTATTCACGATGGGGCCGGCGCGGGCAGCTTGGTTCATTCCGACTTCCGCTACTCAATGGTACGTGACCGGGGATGCGGCCATTGTTGGAACGCCTACCGAGCAGGACTTGGATGGTTTGACAGCGAGTGCTACGGAACTGAACTACAACGACATCACCACGCTGGGCACTCTAGCGGCCAGTAAGGCATGGACTTCCGACGCGAACCTGGATACCGTCATGCCTACCGGCGGGCTGCTGACGGTTCAATCCGGTGGTGCCGTGACGATGAGTTCTGGAAGCACGACAACCCTTAGTGGTGCTGTCGTACAGGCCCCCGTCTTTGTCGCTGATGCCACTCCCTACGCTGTCCTGGCGGCTGATAGCGGTAAGCTCCACATCATCCTCGAACAGGCGAACACCATCACACTCAACCTCCCGGCTATCGCCGCAGGCTTGAGCTACAAGTTCGTCATGGGCGGGGTCGCCACAGAAGCTCAAAACTGGGTTATCGTCGCAACGACACCATCGTACTACAACGGCGGTGTGTCATGGGATGACTCGAACGCCGTCGCCTCTCCAGTCCCTGTTTATGCTAACGGCACGTCACATCTGACGCTGACAGCCACCACGCCTGAAGCTGGCACTGAGATTAACATCTTCAGTAACGGAACAGAATGGTTCGTCCATGGCGCGGTCTTCTCCACAGCCACGCCCGCCTTCACGTAATCACCAACCTGCGGCATAACCGAACTCTTCGCCGCCTAAGCGCGTCTTTCGCTTGGGAGGCGAAGATGCCAGAGGGGAAAATCATGGACGCCATACGTAAATCCACCGGAGATCAAAATGATTGACCAAGCCGCCACAGGCGCCAGCGTCAGCATGACGCCACAAGAGGTATTGAAGCTGACGGGGATGGGGTCGGTTCGCCTTGTGACGTGTCCTGACGGTCGGGTAATCGGCGGCATGGGATGTGTCGGCCTGGTCGAGCATGTGGGCGATACCGATCTTCAAGCGTTTATCGATGAAGTCAAAGCCAAGCATGCCGCATTGGTGGTTTTGGCGGACGCGCCGCCACCGGATAACCCGAGAGCCAATCTCTACACCTTCACCAAGATTTGATCCCATGATCAGCAAGCGCGACATAGCGAGGATGGGGCAGGCACAGAAGCCCATTCCCGCTATGATTGCCTGTGCCGGAGGCTGGGATGCGCTGACCCCGCCGCTTTTCATGAAGTCCGGTTTTGTGCGCGAGGTCCAGAACTGGGAATGCGACGTCAACCTGGGGTATTCCACAGTCACGGGATATGAGTGTTACGACGGCCGCCCCAGTCCATCGGCCGCCAGTTATTCAATCATCACCATCACGCTGACCGGAACAATCTCGGTCGGCGATACGGTAACAGGGGTTACATCTGCTGCAACCGGTGTTGTTATTGCGGCTGTCAGCGGGTCGATTGCGATAACCAAAGTCACCGGAACATTCGCATCCGGCGAAACGCTGAATGTCGCGGCAGCACCCCAGGCAACCACGACCTCGGCAGCGATTCTTGAAAGCGCATCGACGACACTGCTTCATGCGCAGTACATGAATCTTGCGGCCGATGAGTATCGGGCGGACATCGCGGTGCCTACCGGATCGGGAAGCAGTTTAGGCGGCGTGCGGTTCGGTGACGTGACCTACACGTTCAGGAACAATGCCGGCAACACCGCGACGGATATTTGGAAATCCACGGCATCGGGCTGGTCACAGGTGACGCTTTTCAATGAGGTCAGTTTCACGCTTGGGGGAGCCACTGCTCCGGCCGAAGGTTCGACTCTGACCCAAGGCGCCAACACCGCACTGATCAAGAGAGTCGTGCTGACATCTGGAACATGGGCCGGCAACAATGCGGCCGGCCGTCTGATCGTAACCACTCCCGCGCCCGGAGCTTTCGCCGCCGGTGCGGCAACAGTCGGGGCGATCAATCTCACACTATCAGGCGCACAAACCGCGATTACCCTGGCGAAAGACGGTCGTTACCAGTTCATCGTTGCCAACTTCGGCGGAAGCGTCAATACCAAGCGTATCTATGGGTGCGATGGAGTGAATCGAGGATTTGAGTTCGACGGAACGGTGCTTGTTCCGATCACCACGGGGATGACGACGGATGCGCCAAATCACGTCTATGCACACAAGAATCACTTGTTCTTTTCCTTCCTTGGATCGGTGCAACATTCTGGGCCTGGAACGCCTTATGTGTGGTCTGTGATTCTCGGGGCAACGGAAATTGCCATGGGCGATACCGTTAACGGGTTTCAAACACAGCCGGGTAGCGAATCGGTCGGAGCCTTGGCGATCTTCACCAGAAACCAGACCAGCATCTTGTACGGGACTGGCGTTTCAAATTGGCAATTGATCTCCTACCGGGCTGAACTGGGTGCCTATGCTTACACGGTGCAGGATGTGGGTTACACCATGTTCCTGGACGACCAGGGCGTGACCACGCTGCAAACTGCGCAAGCCTTCGGTAACTTTGCTCACAAGGCCGTCACAGAGAAAATCAAGACATGGCTCAATACCAAGCGGACACTCTCCGTTGATTCATGTGTTGTGCGGGACAAGAGCCAGTATCGCCTGTTTTTCTCGGATGGCTATGCCCTGTATGTCACATTCGACGGAACCAAGATCGTTGGGTGTATGCCAATCGTTTTCCCCAATGCTGTGACCTGGGTCTATTCATCTGAAGACTCGGACGGAACCGAGACAATTTTCTTCGGCTCGACCAACGGCATGGTTTATCAGATGGACAAGGGCACGTCTTTCGACGGGGCCGCAATTGAACACTACCTGACGCTGGCGTGGGACTTCTTGAAGACGCCAAGGCTCATCAAGAGATTCTTTGACTGCATGTTTGAAATCTCCGGGTCTGGATATGCCTCGTTCGTCTTTTCATACCTTCTGGGGTATGGGAGTACGGACATCGACCAACCGGCTGGGCAAACGGGAATCACAAGTTTTGCTTCTGGGAATTGGGACTCAGGCAACTGGGATACCGGGGTGTGGGATGGTCAAACGCTTCTGCCGTCCGTATTCGATATGCCAGGGGAAGGCGAGAATGTCTCGATCTCTCTCAGCGGAAACAGTGACTATTTCAAGAGTATTAAGCTTTCTGGGGCGGTAATTCACTACGCGCCGTGCAGAGAAAAACGAGGATAAGCATCATGGCTGACTACTTTACCGACACAAGCGTTCCAACCACAAGTTCCAGCCTATCGTCTTCTGTGATCAGATCCGTAATTGCAGCGATTGCCGCTGGATTGGCAAAGATCGCCGGCTACACCGGTAACGGCGGGAAGGTGGTCGTCATCAATGCGGGAGGGACGGCACAAGAGGCTGTATCGAGTCTGACCGTTGCCCAAGGTGGATCAGGTCGGGCGACAGGAACAACAGCCTATGCTCTGGTGGCAACAGGAACGACGGCCACGGGAGCACAGCAAACCCTGGCGGCCGGCGCGACTACCGAGATTCTGGTGGGCGGCGGGGCATCTGCATTACCAGTATGGACTGCTGCGACAGGTTCGGGTGCTCCGGTGCGGGCAACATCGCCGGCACTGACGACGCCTAATGTCGGTACGCCGTCAGCCGGAACGCTGACGAATTGCACCGGCCTGCCTGCTGCTGGGGTTGTAGGCACGGCGCTTGTTTCAGCAGCCATCGGAACCACAGTACAGGCTTATGACGCTGACCTAACGACGTGGGCTGGTATTACACCTGGAACCGGAGTAGCCACTGCCCTAGCGGTCAATGTCGGAAGTGCGGGTGCCCCAGTATTATTCGACGGAGCAGGTGGAACGCCCACATCCATCACCCTGACCAATGCAGGTGGAACTGCGGCGAGTTTGACTGCGGGAACCGCTTCGGCGGTAGCCGTAGGCGGAATTACAGGACTTGGCGCGAACGTCGGCACCTTCCTCGCCACGCCGACAATTGCGAATCTCAACACTGCGGTATCCGATGCAGACTTGGCGCCTATTGCCGTGCCATCTTTTACTACAACAATTGGTGTAGGCGCTGCGACAGCTGCGAACTCCGGCGCAGGCATCACCTTCCCTGCCACCCAATCCGCAAGCACAGACGCGAACACACTGGACGATTATGAGGAAGGAACTTGGACGGGCTCGCCGGTAAATCTCACAGTCGTTGGTACTCCGACGTACTCCGGTACCTATACAAAAATCGGCAGAGCGGTCCATATTAATTTGCGCGTCACATCTGATACCTCAACTGCCAGTACCGTTGACTCGACATACTTCGACGGATTGCCATTTACGGCAAGCGTCGACTCAACGATCACCGCTATGAATGTCCCGAACTCGGCGTCATTGGGGGTGTGTAGGATAAACAGCGCTAACAATAGAATGTACACCCCGACGTGGGGAGCAAGCGCCGCCGTAGTTATTTCAGCAACGTATTTTGTTTAAGGGGTCATCATGCCAAAACAACTTGTAGTAGAGCAAATCGAAGTCACCCAAAACGGGACGATTCAAATACGGATGCACAAACTCTCCGGTGAAGGCGACTTAATCGGAAATCATCGAACGGCAGTGCCTCCTGGTGGTGATGTTGCTGCTCAGTTTTACGCTGTCAATACTCACATGGCTACGGAAGGCTATCAAGCCGTATCCTCAGCCGATGTAGCGCGGGTGCAAAGCGTAGCCGATGCGGTATGTACCACCGAAGTGATCGCGGCCTATCAGGCATCAGCATGACACTCCCCATCTCAGTCGACCTCCGCCCGCAAGTTGATTTCGTTGAGGATCAGGGCTCGCTTGGCATATGCAACCCGTTTGCCAAACTCAAGGCCCTGCAAATCCTGTATGAACGGGATGGGGTTACGCTGAACCTCTCGGAGTTTTACCTGTACTACTACGCAAGACTGGCAGCTAACGCTCTCGGGAAAGAAGGGTCATCGCCAGAGCTGGCGAATGCAGTTCTAAAAACCAAGGGATGCTGTCTCGATGTCTCTTGGCCCTATGACGTTTCGAAAGTTGAAGTTCAACCGCCGTTAGAGCTGGACGCCGAGGCAGAGCGTTATCGCATCACCTCATCCGCAACGATGAACTGGGCTTACGGCGACCCGCTGGAGTGGGTCAAGAAACACTTGGCTGGTGGAAAGCCTGTCACGTTGATGATGCACATCAATGGCGACTTCAAGACGGCGGCGGGGGATTGCAAGGACTGGAGAAAAACCACATGGACAATCGGGCAGACCGATGAAGCTGCTCACGAGGTCGTAGGAATCGGCTATGACGACAGGGTACAGATGCTCCTGTTTCAGAATTCCTGGGGGCCAGGCTGGGGGGATGGCGGATTCTTCGGGATGTCCTACGCCTATTTCATGAATAGCCGCGTGGCGAGTCTGACAGATTGCATCACGGGGTTCGGCGGGGCTTTACACCCGGCTCCATTCACTCCGCCTGAGGAAGTGCTCGAGTGGTACTGGGAAGTCTATCGCCGCGACGTGACCGACCCGAATGATGAGGGCGTTCAATACTGGTCGAAAAATCCCGAGGGCAAGCGTAAGTTCTTGCAAATTTACCTTGAGAATGTCACGCAAACGATCAACGATTTATTGCAGCAAACATCGCCGCCATAGACGCGGGGGAGGGAATGTCACCATGAATGAAACACAACTGCTGTTCATCGCAGCATCACTCGTGTCAGTTATGTTTGGATTACTTTGTACCATTCTCGGATGGACAGGATCTAGAATGAGCACAAAGATCGACGCACTTTCGGAGCGGATAAGTAGCATGGCCGCTGAACTTCACGAGAAAGTCAACGGAATCGACAGGCGAGTAACCAGAATTGAAACCCGTTGCGACGTGACGCATAACGGACATATGGAAAGCCGTGGTTAGGTGATGAGAACCGCCGATGCCGTCCTGCTGCTGCTGGGCCTGGTGCTGGCCTGGTCGTTTTACCGGGCGCACCTTGATAAGACCAGCGTGATAAACCTTTTCGATTTGGTCATGGACGGTGGCAGGCTGTCGAAAATGTCGTGTGTGTTTATGGGGGCGTTTGCAGCCCTGACTTGGATAATGATTCGTCTCACGCTGGACGGCAAAATGACCGAAGGATTCTTCACGGCTTATGGCGCAATTTGGGTCGCGCCTTTGGTTGCAAAACTATTCAGCCCTGCGCCGACGCCCGGGACAACGACGATCACGGATACCAGCAAGACCACGACCAAGACGATTGAGGACGCGAAATGATAACCCTTGATGACCTGCATGTTATTTGCCCTTCGGTGAACCAAGCTCGAATTGAACCGTTCGTTGACCCACTCAATGACGCGATGCACGAGTTCGATATAGACGCGAACACTGAGCGGGAAACGGCTTTCCTTGCTCAGATTTGCCACGAATCAGGGGGGTTCTATTATGTCAGAGAACTTGCATCAGGCGACGCCTATGAAGGCAGATCAGACCTCGGCAATACTGAACCAGGCGACGGGCGAAAGTTCAAAGGGCGTGGGCTTATCCAGATCACAGGTAGATCAAACTACGCGGCTTGCGGAGATGCGCTCGGCTTGGATTTGTGCGACAAACCTGAGTTACTTGAACAACCTATTGCCGCTTGCCGCAGTGCAGGGTGGTTCTGGCATAAGCGGGGACTAAATGAGTTGGCCGACGCCGGGGACTTCCTCCACATCACCAAGCGAATCAATGGCGGGACGAACGGATGGGAAGATCGGCTTGCTTACCTGAAACGAGCGCAGAAGGCTCTGGCATGAATCACGGGCGCTGCCTGTCATGGCAACGGGAAACCGGGCGCCCGACCTTTTGAGGAGTAGGGAGTGAAACAACTATCATTGCGCCCTTACAACGGAAAATTGTTCATAGCCAAATCAAGGCGTGAATATGAAAAGGCGCACGAGAAGCTTTTCAATAAGCCCGACATATTGCAGTGTAACCAAGCAGGTCGATTTAACGGGGGCGAAGGAAAAGACGGACGCTGGACTTATTTGATCTGGGCAAAGGAAACACCGCAACTAGTGCATGAGTTGGCGCACGTTGTGTTCCACACATTCGAGCGATGTGGAATTGACCCTAAGAATGACTTAGGTGAAGCCTTCTGCTATATGCTGTCGCAGTTACTAATTGACGCGCAAAGGAGTAGATGATGGGCCGTACATTATGGTTAGGAAAGCTCGCAGTAAGCGCCGGAATAACTGAGCGCGGAGATAACGGAAGCAATCCGCCATGGATGGGTTTTTGCTATGGTTCATGGTTTCCCCGCATGTGGTGGAACGGCGGCAGGTTCATGCGGCGCGAGGTTGTTGATGTTGGCTGGAGTTGGCTCTGTTTCCACGGGAGTTGGACATGGTGGTCTGGTGGTGAAAATTGGTTTTGGAAATTGCCTTTGCCGAAAGGGAGTAGATGATGGGATGGCTTACTAAGCTGGCCGGCGGCATCACCGGCAACCCGATGCTGTTAGTATGGCTTACGGCTGGCGCATTGGCCCTTGGCACGGTGAGCGGGGGCGGGGTGGCATGGAAGGTACAGGGTTGGAGATTGGACGCTGTACAGGCCGAATTTGATCATTTTCGTGACGTTACGAAATTGATCGGTGAACAGGCCCAGAAGGAAGCGAAGGATACAAACGATCTACATCAGAAAACTTTGGAGGATGTCAGTCATGCGTGGGAAAAAGAACTACCGATTGCTCGGAATAATGCCGTTGCTGCTTACCTTGCCCGTCATCCTGTGCGGGTGCTCGTCAAACCCAGTGCCAGTTGCGGTGATTTGCCCGGAACCAGTGTTGATCCCAAAGGCTCTGATGGAACCCGCCAGGAACAAATGGCTACTCAACAAGCCTGCGAACTCGACACCAAATTTGTGAGCGACTGCGCCGAAGACGCATTGAAGGTTGGGGCGTTTCAGGACATTGTGATCCTGAATAAACTGACGGTAAAGTAACTGGAGAAACATCATGGCTACAGCAGCGGAAATTACAGGCATCTACACGAAAAACGGTCGAACGAATGTCGATCCCGAAGGTATGGCCTACTGGCAGACACGTCCATTATCCGAGTTGGAGAATGCTTTCGCCACAGCTACGCCCCAGACGATGGCAAACGCCGCGAAGATGGACCCAGGCTACATTTCCCCCGAAGTCAAATCAAACTACGGCACTTTGTTCAATCGCACCGGTGATCAGATCGATACGACTGGAGGGAACTACTGGACTCAACAAGGGTTGATCGGTGCGAACCTGACCGATGCCATGAAAGCGTCAGCCGATCAGATCGCTAGTGAAAATCCCCCGGTCCCTGGGCAAGCCACATCGAACTACTTTTCAGACGGTGTAGGCTTCGATTCACAAGGCCGGCCAGTATCCAATACCGTCAAAACACCACCGGTCACGCCGTTAGGCGGATCCGTCCAAGACAACGTGCCGGCGACCTACGGATACACGGCGGCACAAGCTACGCCCGCAGCGGCGACATCCACGGGCTACAAATATGGTACAGCGGAGAGCACTCCAATCACCGGAGTTGGTGGATATGATCCAAGCAAGGCGACAGCCTCAACCCCGGATGCCGTCGGTTACAAATCGGTTGGAACCCAATCGCAAGGCTACACGGCGACCCAGCAAGCCCCAGTCGTCAATGCCGACCTGGCCACAACGACACTAAATCCTGAAACCGATACGGTTGAGGGAAGAATTCGCGGCCTGATCGCATCAAACAATCCGCTGGTGATTCAGGGCAACGCCGCGGCGGCCGAAGAGATGAACGCCAGAGGATTGAGTAATACCACCATGGCGCTTGAAGCTGGGCAGAAGGCGCGAATCGCATCAGCGCTTCAAATAGCCAGTCCTGACGCGGCCGCTTACCAAGCAGCAAGAGCGCAGAATACGGCCGAAGGAAACACGACGAACCGATTCAATGCCGGGAACGCCAACACGGTCAATGCGACCAATGCCGGACTGATCAACCAAGCAAGCCAATTCACGGCAGGGGCGGCGAATACCGCTTCACTGGCCAGCGCGCAGGCAGAAAACCGGGCGCTTGAGCTGACCAGCACGGCTATCAATAGCATGAGGGATTCAAACGCGCTGCGCTCAACCAACATTTCACAAGTCAATGCCGCTGCCGAAAACGCCGCAAAGGCATTGAAGGCATCCGCAGAAAACGAGGCGATATTCCGAAACGCAGCCAACAAGATCAGCGTATCCCTTGCCAATGCCGGGTATGAAAACGCTGCTGCCGCTTTCGGTGCGGCGGCGAACAACGCAGTCAGCGAGAATAATGCGGCCAGGGCACAGCAGACCTCGGTGGTCAATGCCAATGCAAGTAACGCAGCAGCAGCGGCCAATGCAGACGCGCAGAACAAAGCCGGAATTGTCGCGGCCAGTCTGCTGAGTTCCGAAACGATAGCCAAACTCGACTCAGATACCAAGGTAAAACTAGCCGACATTCAAGCCGGTTATCAAACATTGATTCAGGCCAGTGGTGCTGCCTCAAGCATGTCAAACACCACCATGAATGAACTGAACAAGATTACCGGTGATCCAACACTTTCGCCCGCGATGCAGACGGCCAAGTACAACGCCACGATTGACAACTATAACTCGATGATGAATCTGATAGGAAGCATCAACGGTGTAGATTTAACGGGCTTGCTGACCGTTCCGAAGATCGCATAGGGTAAAAGATCATGACTCCGCAGGAATATCTTGATGCCGTCAATCAGAAGATCAACACGGCCCCCGCAGATGCAGGCACGTATCGGGACGAAATGGGGAACGAATTCTCTTTATGGAATGGGCCAGAGACGAACCCGAACGCAACGCTTGAATCTGAATTGGCGAAGTGGAGAAATCTCGATACCTCGATTGATCCGAATTACTTCGGAGTGTTCTCTGCTCCACAGAAGTATTTTAAGCAAGGACAGTTTGATCCTGGATCGTCCACTGCTACCCCAGAGGTTTATGCGCAGTACCAGAACAGAATCGCGGCAGATCAAGCCCCAAGCGGATTCGACAAGATTTTTGATGTGGCTCTGCCCATGGCTATTGCAGCTTTTGCGACGGCTGGAGTGGGAGGATTAATAGGGGCGCCAGCGGCAACGGGAACCGCAGCAGCGACCGGGACGACGTTTGAAACCGCATTGACCAACGCGGGAATCGCCGCAGGAAAGAATGCCGCGATACAGTTTGCGATTACCGGAAAGGTCGACCCAAAAGGATTGATCGGCGCAGGACTAGGGGCTGGGGTTGCCAGTTACCTTCCCACAGTGGACGGTATCGGCGCTGCCGGAAATGCTGCGCTGAAAGGCGCAACATCAGGCGGAATCAAAGCCGCCGTGACTGGCGGTGACGTTCTGAAAGGCGCTGCATCCGGGGCGGTATCAAGCGCAGTCGGGCCGCTTGCGAAGGATTTTGCCAAGACGACATTTGACACGAACAGCAATGCAATATCCGGTGGATTTGCCGGAGCAATTACCGGGTCTATTCAAGCCGCCATCTATGGTCAGGACATTGGCAAGGGTGCGTTAGGTGGTGCGATTGCCGGTGGTGTGGCAGGCATTGCCACCGACAAGTTCGGTGCGACCGGCACGACGGCTGGACTTATCGGCACGGTAGCGGGATCTGCGGCAACCAAGACGGATCAAGCAGATTCAGTAGTGCCGACAAAACCAGTCACGGTTACACCAACAGCGCCGAGCGCATTTGTCCCAAGTTTCGCGGCCGTTCTACCGCTCGAATACCAATCGCTTTCAAGAGACACAATCGATTACGCTGCCCGCGGGCAGAATCTAAGGGGTGCATAAAATGGACGACAATACCGAAGGTCTAAGTCAGGATCAACTAGACTGGTTCAACTCCGACAAGGGGCAGGAATATCTGACTTCCGCAGGAATTGACACGTCCGACCCCGCAATTCAGGAAATCATGTACGGTGCCGGCCAAGCGAGTGGTTTCTTTGCCGAGGGGTCACTGAAATTGAGCGATGAGTTATCGGCGCCAAGTGACGCGACACCGGCAGAAGGGGCGCAAAGTTTTGCCCCCCTGGGCGGAATCAAAACGACCCCGGAACAGTTGAATAGTGGAAGCAAAGGCCCGCTAGATTCTCTGATGGGATGGTTCGACAAAGCCAAGCCCGACACGAAAGTATCCATCATCACCGGCCTGCTTTCGGGAATGTTCAACTACGGTCAGAAGCAGCAGGTAGCAGATGCCGCTACGAAGAACGCCGATACGTCCGCATCCAAGGTAGCATCTGACAACGCGTTCCGAAACCAACAACTGGCGAATGCGTCAGGGCTGATCGGCAGCAATCTCGGGAAGTCAGGCTACAAACCTCAATACCAAGACCTTCTTGCAACACGTCGCACTCGCGGAGTATAACCATGGACATGCCCATCCAAGACTCAACAGTCAACCAAGACCAGGCAGAAGCCGAGAAGATTGTCCTTGCCGGCATGAAGATCATGTACGACAAGAACGTCTTTCCAAAATTCATTGCCGGCTTTAAGCAGGGAGATATTTCTTTGTCCGACATGCTCGCCTCTCAAGCCGCCGGGCTCATCAAGATCATCGATGACCAAAGCAAGGGGTCAATACCGAAAAAGATCATTGTTCCAGCGGCAACGATGCTGATGATCGAGATGGTGGATTTTTTGACCAAGGCGAAGATGGCGAAGCCGACCAAGCAAGACATTTCCGATGCGCTAAAGAAACTGACCATGATCATCCTGAAGGTGTATTCAGATCAGGCCAAACAAGGGGCACAGACAGGACAGACGCCGCCACCTGGGGGCAATCCTGATGCGCTTAGTGAAGGCGCAATGCGAGCCGCACAGGCGCAGCCAAGAGGGTTGATTGGCGCTAACATGGGGAGAATGTGACGTGGGCCTACTCGGTGCAATTGGAGCTGGAATAGCGGGCGCTGCGGATAATGTTGGCGCGATTTCAATGATGCAGATCAAGGCGGATATTGAGGAAGAGAAACAGCAACGGCTGGCGGAATCGGCGAATTTGCGTGCCCGTGGGAATCTCGACTACGCGGCTAACTTGGATCTTGAGACAGATCAGAAGAAATTCAAACAAGGATTGTTGAACGCGCCAGAAGTCCGTGCCGTGAAGGTGGCCGATGAAACCGCTGTCGGTGATGCCCGCGCTGGTGTTGAAGAAGGCTCTAAAGAAAGAATCGCAAAGAGCGCCCTGGACTTTCAGACCAAGAATATCGGACTCATTGCATCAAATACGAAGGCGATTGCAAGGGCAGGTCATATATCTTCCCCGGCAGATGCTCTCGCCACTTACCAACTGGACAGGGCGAAATTGGTCGGAAACGCACAAGACGCTCTTGCCGCAGCGACAAAAGCTGGCGATGAGGTTTCCATTGGCGCATCAAGGAAGGCGCTTGCCGCACTCACATCAAAGGGAGAAGACCCCAAAGACGCCGCTACGCTAATGTCTGCAAGCCAGGCTTACGCAAGGGCATCAAGTGCGGAAATGGACGAGACAGAGAAAAAGCGCCTGATGGATCAGTCCATACGTTTCGGTGATTTAGCCTTGGAAAAGATGAATGTCGAATCTGGCGGTAAGCAATCTACGCAGCCAACACAAGCAGAAATAGATGGACTTAAGGCGCGCGCTAAGAATCCCGCTGCTGTAGCCGCATTTAATCAGAGATTCGGCGCAGGTACAGCGGATAAGATACTGACGCCAAAATCTGAAGCAAAGCTACCAACCGAAAATGAAACACGCCGCGCTGCCGAAGAGGTAACGCAAAAAGAGCGACTTGCCAGGATAGCCGAAGAACAGCGTGCGCGTGACGCTAGATATGAGGCAAAGCTGAAATCGGAAAGGGATGTGGAAAAGGCTAAAGACGACGCAAGAAAGGCTGAAGTTGCCGCCTTCCAAAAACGAGGCGGCGTAAATCCAACATCACGGTGGTATCCGGGTAAATAAAATATCATGGCTGAATCATTGTTTTGGGATGCTTTCGACAAGGAGCAATCGTCTCCCGCTACTGCGGATATGTGGGCCGAGTTTGATAAATCACAACCAGGCGACATGTCGAGCGGCTTCAAACGCTCATTCGCCCAAGTCCCGGAACTCGCCTATGGCACGGCTGCGCTTGCGGCGATGTCTGCCGAAAAGATATTCGGCGAAGGCGGACTATCGACCACGGCCAAGGATTACTTTGCCAGCAAGTATGCGGAAAAGCAGCAAGCCAACCAGCAATACGCGCCTACTGTCGAATTCACGGATGCTTGGGACAATCTTGGTGCCGACCCGGGCAAGATGGTCGACTGGATTCAGGACTCTGCGGGCTATGTCGTCGGACAGGGATTGCAGACCGTTCTGACTGGTGGAATAGGGGCGCTGGCCGGCAAGATGACTTTGGGAACGGTGGTAGCCGGATCGGCGGCAAAAGCTGCCGACAAGATGGTTGCCGAAGAAATCGCAAAACGCGGATTGCAGGGTCTAGCTGCAAAGCAATTTGCCGAAGCTGCTCTACCGACTGCTGTAGCTGAAGCATCCAAGAGACTCACGACCGCCCTGGGCGCTGGCGTCGTGCTGACCGGTCAGAATCTCGGCATGGAAGCAGGTGACATCTACGGCGGACTGACCGAAGAGGCCAAGAGGACCGGAAAGGAAATCACTGGGGCTGATCTGGCTCGAGCATGGGGATCGGCGGGCGCTGCCGCAGCGACTGAAACGCTGACCGACATGCTTGGACTTGGCGCTTTGACTGGACGCATCAAGATCGGCGGCAAGGCCATGCAGGAAATGACTGGCATTGGCGGAAGGGCTGCGCGAGGCGCAACTGCCGCTGCTGTCGGTATGCCCCTGGAAGGCGGGCAGGAATACATTCAGACCGGACTCGAGCAATTCGGCGCCGGCCGGCCTATGGATACCCCGGAAGCAGCCAAAGAACGGATCAATGCCGCCGCCGTGGGAACACTTGGCGGCGCCATCATGGGCGGCGGTATTGGTGCCGTGCAGGGCGCGCAACCCGCCGAAGTTCGCCCGATACCACAATCTTCGCCACCACAGACCCTCGACCAAACAATCCAAACCGTCACGTCACAGCCTACCGTAGTCGCCGCAACCGAAGAAATGGATCGGCAACTAGAGCGGCAATTCGGCACCTTATCACAGGGGAAGACAGGCTTCGGGCAATTAGATGAATTCTCTACCTTACTGGATCAAGAGCGCGAGAACAAAGAACAACGCATGGGATTGATACAGGGAGCGCAGGAACGAACTCGGCAATTGCAGTTCGATTCAGGTATTGAGTCGGCAGACGCAAGGGTAACGGGGGCGAGAGAAGCGGAAACCAGGACTGCACGCCTGAGCTTGCTGGATACCGTCTACGCAAACCCGAAAGAAAAAACTCCGGCAAAGACATTTTTGGCACGCTTGGAATCTGAATTCCCAAATAACCCGTCGCCAACACCTGAAGAAAAGTGGCTGATCGCCAATCGGGAGCATGCCTACCAAGCCTTCCACGGTACGCAAGATACCGTGCCATCTTTACCGAACGAGATGGATCCGAACCTTGTCCCGGAACGCAAAACAAAAGGTGTGAATCGCCCACTCGCCCCGTGGCAGGAAAAGTTACGCGCGGCCATGGAGCAACGTAGATCAGCTATCCCTGCCCAAGATGCCATCGACGCAGAGATCGCCTCGCCTGCGCCCGGAATTCAAGCCGTAGCCCCTGAAACGCCTATTGTTCAATCACAGGAGAACGCCCTTGTTACGCCCGCCGAAGCCGTCCAAAATCAAGTGCCCGAAGTGCAACAAGCGCCACAGCCCGCAAAGGCCGTGCCAGGGGTAGCGGTAGAACCATGGAAGCTAACTCGTGATGAATTTATTGCGCAGGGGAAGCGAGATAGCATTTATGCCTCAGGTCTTGACAAAATTGGCCTGGGCATAATCGGCGTACCTGAAGAACAGCAGAGACCGGACTATCTAAATTCAGCAACACTCGTGTCGCCGCGCAGTGACTCTCCGTGGATTGCAGCGGTGCAGAGATATAAGGCATTAGGCGGCGGAACGTATTCTGATTGGGCGAGAATGGCGATCATTGAGAAAGCCATTGCAGATGGAAAGCGGGTTCCCGATTCGGTACTTTCAGATTACCCAAAATTGAAAGAAGAGGTAGCCAATGTACCGCCGCAAGAGATACCGAACGCGGGGATAAGCGCGGAAAGCCCGGCGGCCCAACGCGCCCCCATTACGAATCCAACTGTCAAGGATTCCTTAACAGTTGCCGCGCCTGTTTCCGGTGATGCCGTTGCGGGGAAGGTCAATATCAAATCCGCCAAGACCGGACAACCATTCCAAGCCAGGTTGATGCGCGGCCAAGGGCGCGAAGATTCTCCTTATAATCCGCTGGTGCCGCAAGAGGGCATATTAGGCAGTGGTCGTTACACCACCGGCGATATGGAGTTTGCCAAATACTTCGGCGCCAACATCACTGAGCATGACGTTAATTTAAGCAACCCATTGGTTATTGATAACGATGTCCAATGGCGAGCACTGACAAAGCGCGCCGGATGGGAATTCCCGAATCCGATCAGCATTACCGGCGATACAACAAAGGCCAGCGTCGACATCGCTAGACTGAGGAAAATCATTGTTGGTGATGGGCATGACGGCGTGATCGTCAAGGTTCCTGAACGCGAATCGGAAGGCAAGACAATGCAAAATGTCTTCGGTGCCGATCAGGTAATCGAGTTCAACCCATCCACGCCCCAACCGAACCCTGAGCAAAGCAGCAACCAGCCTGTAGCCGAAATAAACCTGGGCGAAAACATTCCGCCCAATGAAGTTGGCACGCAAGTTGCCCAAGTAGGGACGTTCACCAAGAGAGAAAAAGGCGGCTACAACGTCACAGGCTACTCTGAGGAAGTCATGCGCGCCGCCGTCGACAAGGTCGGCATCAAGGGTGCCTACATTGGAAAGAACGGCAGTACCGTACTCCCAAAGAGCGCCAATATCGACGCCCTAAAGGATGCCCTTGGCGTGCCGTTACCGCCGGCTCGTGAGGTAACGTCACGAGGCCCGGTTAAGCACGACCCGACAGAACTATTCGGTGCCATCAGAAAGATGGGGGGGATTAGTTCAGAGTACGCGCTGTCGATGACAGGCGAGTCTGATCCGGCAAAGATGAAAGGTATCCCTCGTGGGGTATTTCAAGACGGTGGGCAATCCCCTGACGAGGTTACAAGAGCGTTAAGCGAAGACTACCATTTTGAAATTAAGCCTGACGACATAAACAGACTGACCGAACTGATACGACAAGCATCGGCAGACAAAAAGTCCCCTGTTGTTTCCATGCCAAGAATGGAACGTGAAGCTGCCGAAAACGAAGAAAAGGCGTACCGCCAGCAAATATACGAAGCCGCCGCCGCGTTTGAGGTTAAAACAGTTGGCGTAAAGTTTACCAAGATCGAGGAAGAGGTTCGCAAACTGCAAGCAAACAAGATTCAGGCAGACGAAGATCGCCTTGCCGCCGAAGAAGAAGCGGTCTATGATAAAGTATTGGCAGTGGCGTATCAGGAATTGGGTGATGATGCCGTTCAGAATGAATTGGAAGCACTCGCTACCCAATACTCCGATGCCAGCGCCAGGGTGTATCAAGCCGCTGCCGTAACCCATTTTGAGGGACTGATCAATGCCGCACAACTTGCACAAAGCACTCCAAAGTCTGCCGAAGGAAAGGCAGGAATACCTGCTGAACCTGGCGGCAAGACGCCTGGCGATGGAGGAAACATCGAGACGCCGGGGTTCGCCCTCTCCGCTGAAACCCCGCAAGACGTTCGCGCTCGAGAAGAAAAGCTAAAAGCCGCTCATGCGCTGGAAGTGGCGCAAGCCGCCGCTGCTCGACGCGAAGATAGATCCAAGCAAAACAAGGCCGACAAGGAACGCCGCGCCGCTGAAGTCCTGAAGGAACGCGAAGCAGCCAAGAAGAAGGAAGTCGACGCAGCCGCGCAAAACTTCGCACTTGGACAGGAAGCACCCGCCCCGGTAGTCAAGAAAGTCACGACTGAAGAAGGTATCGGCCAGGGCGATCTGTTGGCTGCGAAACCTGATCCAGTAATCGAGGCCAAAAAAACCCTTGACGCCGCTGGCATAACCGGCACCGACCGCACCACCACGATAGCCGCAGTACGCCGTGGCGATCTGACGGCAGAGGATGTTGCCGAGGCGCATCCGGTAGCGCAAACACCACGCCAGATATACGACGCGGCTCTTGAGACGTTCAGGTTGGCATCGCAGAAGTTTACAGCTTTCCGCGATGATTACAGGGCACAGCGGACCGATGAACCCATGCGAATTACCGATGCTGAGTTCCTTGCGGCCAAGGCTGAATTTGATAAGGCCGGAGAAATCGCTGACGCTGCTGAAGTTAAATTCATTGAGACGAAAAATACCAAGCCAGTAGCAGAACAGCCAGCGCAAGGACGGTATGCAGTCAAGCCTCCATCGAAACTATATCGAGGGATCGCTACTGGATTACAGGAAGACGGTAGAGACGGGGTTGGTACTTTTATGCTGGGCAGGGGACTTTATTCCTCGCCAGACAAAACATTTGCAAAAAAATACGGCGATGTCGTCGATGTACCTATTGCCACCGCATGGCCGAATAATCCTTTAGTTCTTCGCAATGTCGCAGGTGGAGCACCATCTGCATTTATGGACTGGGCACTGAATGAATCAGGGTTAAGAACTGCGAGAGAGTTCAATAAAGCCTACCCAGACCCGGGTGAATTTGTGAGGAGCAGGGGATATGACGGGGTTATTGCTGGCGACGAAATTGTAAAATATCCACAGCCAGCGCAAGAAGGTCTAATCAATACCGCAATTCCAGACCAGATAGGCGAAAAACTCGGAGGCTCCAGAAAAGACAAAGGTATTGCCCTTGAATCACGTTCAGACGACCAGAACATCGAACCTCAAGGCACCGAAACCCCATCATCCATCCGCAATCGACTCTATCAGCAACTCGGGAAATCCGTAATCCAAAGGCTTGAGAAAAACGGCCTGATCAAGATACTCCGTGATGTCTATGAGCTTCCGCGCGGTTTAACTATTTCCAATGGTGCTAGTGCTGTATATTTCAAAGGGGTAGCTTACCTGATTTCCAACCGGATCAGCGAGAACCCGATTACCGGGAAATTGGACATAGCCAGGTTGATCCTCCACGAGATAGGAGAACACCATGGCCTAGAGGGAATGCTGGGGCCAGAAGGATATTCCGCCTTGGTGAAGCGAGTCCAGTTGATGCGGAAGCTTGGAAATAAGCGAGTCATTGAGGCATACGATACCGTCCGGGCACTTTACACAAAACGCGATCCAGATACCGGGAACATTATCCGCGACAAGAGCGGGAAGCCGATTCAGGAATACGCCGAAGACTCTCCGGAATTCATGCACGAAATCCTTGCCGACATCGGACAAGATGCAGACATCCAAAGTAAAGCCTGGTGGAAAGAGGTCATAGCAGCCGTCAAGCGCTTCCTGGTGCGGCTTGGCTATACCGGATTGATCAAGGACGGCGATATACAAGACATGGTGCTGCACAGTCTTAAAACTGCCGCAAGAGAGGATAGGATTGCCGCCGGGAAACCTGTCGGGTCGATGATGCCTGATGGGTATGCGCTGGAAAGCCGCATCGGCGACAAGATCGCAAGCGCCATTCCACAGCCAGTCAAAGACAAATCAAGCGCATTAATCGACAGTCTTGTGTACAACTACGTGGATAGATTCACTGATCTGCGTAAAGTACAGAAAATGGCCGGCCCGGTTCCTGAAAGCCAGGACGCATCGCTTGCGGAAGAAGGTTACACCGGGAAGGTGCGGGCCAGAACAGACGATTTCCACGACGACATGCTCAAGCCCTTGGTGAAGGCCATCCATGACGAAAAATTGAAATACGAAGAGGTCGAGGAATATCTACACGCCAGGCATGCGCCGTCACGGAATGCGGCAATGAAGGAAATCAACCCGACCGCCAAGGAACTGGATGCGAAACGAGTGGATATGACCAAAACAAGGGATTCGCTTGCGGATTCTGAGGCGGTTCAAGAGTACATCTCGAAGCGCCGGGAACTGAGGCAAGCCGAATCCGACATCGAAGACGGGATTGCCGACGAATCGCTGGCCGAAGTCTTGAAGGCCGATATTACCAAACTTCAAAGGGACAAGGACGTTCGAGACTATTCCAATGCCGTCGATCAACTGAAAGCCCTGAAAAACGCCAAGCCCTACGAAGGGGATAATACCGCCCTGTCTGGAATGAGCAACGCGAAGGCGACAGAGATCATTGCCAAAGCCAAGCAGGATGGCAAGGGCGAAGCCCTGGAGAAGATTTCCATGCAGGTCGATGCCATCACGGCATCCACCCGTCAGATCATCGTTGAGAGCGGCCTGGAGACTCCCGGGATGATCAAGGCGTGGGAGGACAAGTACGAGCATTACGTTCCCCTGCATGTCGATGAGGTTCAGACCGGCATGCCCGTCGTGGGACAGGGTTTCAACATCCGGGGCAAGGAAAGCAAACGCGCTACCGGGTCGGAGACGGAAAGAACCAATATCCTGGCGCACGTCATGGCCCAGCACGAGGCCGCAATCGTCAGATCGGAAAAGGTGCATGTTGATCGCACTCTGTTTGAATTCGCCAAAGAACATCCTGACTCAAATCTGTGGGAACTCGATCAGGCCGATATGGTATCTGATGTCGATAAGGTGACAGGCTTGGCGGTGCGTAGAGTCAGCCCAATGTACAAGCAGAAACCCAACGTCCTGACGTTCAAGATCAACGGCGAGGAGCATACGATCACTTTCAACGAAAAAAACCCGGAAGCCATGAGGATGGCCGCGGCGTTCAAGAATCTATCTTCTACTGATCTGGGCGAGGTGACGCTTATGGTCGGCAAATTTACCCGGCTGCTGGCCACCATGAACACATCAGCAAACCCGGTATTCGTGGCCAGGAACTTCATGCGCGACTTGCAGACCGCTTTTGTGAATCTCTCCGATACCGAACTGGCGGGAGTGAAGAAGCAGGTATTCAAGGACGTTCCCAACGCAATCCGTGGATTCTGGAATATGGCGCGCGGAGAAGCAACGAGCGAATGGGGGAAATACGCCAGAGAGTTCCGAGACGCCGGCGGTCAAGTAGGATGGCTGGACCACTACAAGGATATCGGTGCCCGGGCCACAAATCTCAAGGATATGCTTTCCGCCATGGAACCAGGAAAGTGGAACCTGACCAAACGCGAAGCAACGGCCTGGTGGCATTTGATCGAAGATGCCAACATGGCGGTGGAAAACGGTGTACGCTTGGCCGCTTACGTGAATGCCAGAAAGCAGGGTATGTCAGAAGCCAAGGCCGCTGCCCTTGCTAAGAACCTGACGGTCAACTTCAATCGCCATGGAGCAAAAGGCGTTGAGTTGAACATGTGGTACATGTTTGTGAACGCGAGCATCCAGGGGTCAGCCAGGATCATCAAGGCCGCAGGAAACAAGAACGTTCAGAAGATCCTCGGTTATGTCGTCGCGTCAGGGTTCTTGATGAGCCTGCTCGCCAGGTCTCTAGCTGGTGACGATGACGACGACGGAGAAAATGACTACGACCAATTGCCGGAATACGTGAAAGATAGAAACTTCGTGTTTTGGGTTGGTGGTCGGCCGGTCACGATCCCGATGCCTTACGGGTACAACTTCTTTGCGACGTTCGGACGAAAGATCGAAGAGACTATGTTCCGCAAGAACTATAGTCCGGCGCGGGGTGCAGTTGATCTGGCTAGCTCATTTGTAAATGCCTTCAGCCCGATGTCGCAAGGCGCATCATTGTTGCAGTTTGCGGCGCCAACAATAGCCGATCCATTCATCCAGTGGTCGGAAAACAAGAACTTTGCCGGTACGCCATTGCGTAAAGAACAGATGCCGTTCGGGCCGGCCAAGCCGGAATACCAGATGGCCTTCAAATCTACCAGTGCGCCGGCAAAATGGCTTGCCGAACTGATGAACGATTGGAGCGGTGGAAACGAGGTACGCCCGGGTGCCGTCAATGTGAATCCCGCTGCATTCGATTTCGCCGTATCCTCTATTCTTGGCGGTGGCGGTCGAACCTACCTTCAAATGGTCAACATTCCTATCAAGGCCGCTAAAGGGGATGAATTACAGGCGCGCGAGATACCGTTCGCAAATATCTTCCTGTCGGCAAAACCAGAGAATCAGGTAGAACGGAAATTCTTCGAGAACCTGCGGGAAGTCCAGACGGCCGCCGACGAATTCAAAACCTACCACAACGATCCTGAAATGCTTCAGAAACTCAACAAGGATCGTGGCGCCGAGCGCAGACTGATCGGACAGGCAAAATTTACTGCGGCCATGCTTGAGAACATCCGCAAACGAGAGCGCGCACTGGAAAAGACAAAGCCCGAAGGATGGCGCGAAACCACGAAAAAACTTGATGAGCGCAAACGCGACCTTGAGGCCAGATTCAACAAGCGATACATTGAGGCAACGCAGTGATGGACATTATTCTTGCCATTATTAGCCTGCCGTTGATTGCCGTCTTTACTCTGATCTTGCTCGGGGTATTCCTTGAGCATGCGAAGGCGCTACTGATCTCTATCCCAGTTATGGTCGGGATAGTGGCGTTTGCCGCGCTGATGTCCTAGCCGTTTGTGGATTGATCGCTGGCGGCGGTCTTAGGTTCTGAATAATGCCAGAATCAACATCATCAAGAAACCAACGGCCATAGCTCCAAAAATCCACCGCATCTTATTACGGTTAAGCAAGCGCTTAAGAATCGCCACCTCTTGGCCGATTTTTTTAGATCGCAAATGTAATGCCGATGCGACCACGAGCATGGCAGCAATCGTTGGGTCTGGCGGCCCTGGCGGTGGATTCACGAACTCACCAGTTTTCCATGCTTCCTGAATGGCAGGGCCGGGATCGGTGTCCTCGTCAAAACAACGAATGAGATTTTTACCGAGGTACATCCCGCCGCCGCAGTGAGGGCACTTTGGAATACAGGAAGCGTATGCTGGCCTTGTGCCGTCAAGATACACTATCATTTTACTGTCACTGTCGCAAATGTTGTCGCCTTTTTCACCCATGTACCACATGACTATTTCACCGCAGTCTTTGTGCCTAATTGGTGTGGCCATGCCTTATCTCCTTAGAAACCTCCTCGAACAATATCATTTCCCTCACCAGAGCGATTCTCTCGCCAACCGCTGTTGCCAGTTTGACGAAAAGAATATCGTCGGCAGCGATCTCTTCATCGGTTCGATTATCGATTGGTGCAGGATAGTCGTCTTAAAGTGAAAATATTCCCATAGTTAACGTCCCTCGGTCGAGGTCAATCTAGTCAAAGGAACTCCAGCGGCGGTCGTCGATTTGAAATGTTCTGACGTAGTTCGGCTCGATTATTGTCTCGTGTGCGTCTGCAAAAACAGTTAGCGGATAATCTGACGCATTGTTGATTGTAATGATTTGCCCAGCAAGCGCGGTTGGTAACGTCACTCCACTAGTCAAGCCGGTAATGGTGTGTCTCATGTTAGCCGGCGGCAAATTCTGGATTTGGTAAGTAATGATCCCCGACTTTGGGACACGCACCGCCATCAGAGACTCAGCGCGAACGATGAACGGCGCAACGCCTGCCGCCAGGATTCCCGCAAGGAAACACCGTCTAGTGGTCATCTCGGCCAGTCCTCATCATAAAATTTTTCATACTCAAGAAAATTTTGCATAGGGTTAGCTTTCCGCTTCTGAGCAGCTTCGGCGCGAAGCGTCTGTATGCGTTTATTAAGGATTATCTCCCGTTCTGTCGCGGGTGTTTCTTTCTTCCCAAACACCCTGTCCCACCCGTCCCGGTATTTGTCTGTTGCTGGCTTGGTTTTGATGGTCATTTTTCAATCCTCTTTCCGCACTTATCTTCCCCGGGCTTTCGGTGAATCGACTTGACCTTAACATCTTCAATGTCATGAGCCTTGCTCAGATCAACGAACCGGGCACATTCGTTTCGCTCTGGGCAGAGTTCACCTGAGGCAAAGTCCTGGCCGAAACAGCGGATAGATTTCGGTAGCCTCTTCATTTGGTGTTGGGCACCTCATGTTGCGCTCGGTATGCGGTAATCAGCGGGTAAAGCACTTCAGCAACCGGAGCGCCCATTGCTTCCAGGCCACTCAGGAAGGCCGTCGCCTGCATCAGTTCCAGGGCGTCATCTTGATCAAGCCCTCGTTGGTGGCCACCTCCAAATGAGGTGATGCCCCACTGGCGCACATTTGGTCCGCCGTTCGCTTCGAGCAGAAAACAAATCCTTTCGTGCCTTGGAAGCCCTTCGTGTGTAGGTTCGTTCAGCCACTCTTGTAAATTGAACATCGTCATTCCTTTCCGTGTGGTGCGCCACACACTTGGCACCTGATAATCACGTTATCGACACCCTGTAAATATTTTATCGCTTCCACGGTGCCGCAATGACTACGGGCTAGCTTGTTGTTCAATGTGGATTGCACCCAGAAGTGAGCCATCCCTCTTTTGTTATTATCGCTTACATCCCATCGTGGCGTCATGTTTTCTGGCCCGTCATTGCTGCTCATCTGTTAGTCTCCCAGCAATGCCCGAAGTTCGGCATCGGCAGTAATGAGTGCTAATTCATCACGCCTAAGCCAAGCCACAGAAAGTGCCTTAGCCTTCTCCCGAAGCGTGGAGAGTTCGGCTTGGAGTTCTTCTACTTGCTTGTGCAAGTGCGCTCTCGCTTCTGCACAGTCAAAGCTGAAACGGATGTGCCTATCCTGAAGTGTTGCCAAGCTGGCCTCAAGTTCTGCAATATATTTCAGCGTGGCATCATCGGCGAAATGAGTCTTGCCGGAATTAGCATCTGTAATCTTCGCAGACAGGTCAATTTCCATAGCCGTGGCACATCGAGGGCATTGATATACTGCCTGCTGGGCTGGTGTGGCGGGGCGGAGGTACCCAAGACGTTTGATTTCCAATATCTCACGCTTATCCGTGGGATTCCTTGGCACTTCCGTTTTCCATATTTCTTTTACTATCTTCCCCCATACTCCACCAACGAGTGTGACTTCATATGCAACAGGCTCCTCCTTCCCAAGTTCTTCCAGCACAAGGGCACGGATCGTCTTGGCAAGCTGCACATTCAGCTTATCTAACCAAGCTGTAGTTTCCTCTTCAGTCCGGCGCCTTAAAGACGGATCACTTCTGAGGAGTCTGCTAATCTCCAGCGCCTTCTCTTCAAAGAGTTTCATTCCAGTTTCCCCTTTGCGTTTAGGGCGGCAAGGGCTTCTGCAATCCATACATCAACCGGGTATCTACAATTCACATTCAACTTCTTTAGTAGCGTAAGAGCCGTCACCGCAATTGCCAGCTTTTTTTCAAGCTCGATTACCTTTTCTTCCGCAGCTTCAAGCGCGGAGCAGAGAGTGCCATTTGTCTCTATAAGTTCAGCAATCTCCTTATCACGTTCGTTCCATGCGGCTTCAGCGTACTCCTCAACCGTTTTATACTGATCTGGACGATGGTATTCCTGCCAGTATTGAAACTTACTTTGTTGTACCGCCAACCTCTTAAGCTCTGATTTGCTCATTTCATCCCCCCTGAACTACACGTCAGAACGCGACATGATGGCCGACGCGCACCATTCAGCCGACGCCCGGCCTTTTCCGAACGAACTGTTTGCCCGGTTATCGCACAGCGTGGCGCACGCATTTCTCTCACCCTCTATACCCATAGCGATAATGGCACGGGCTAAGTTCATAAATCGCCGTTTCCCAAGCTCAGACTGAATATTAGGCATTGCATATTCGTCCGCCACTTCCAAAATCCTCTTGTTGGCAATCATTTCGCCTGCCCTTTCATTAATCGAATCTCGGCTGCGAATTGCTCGCTATTAGCAGCCCAGCGATTGGCTAAACACTTACCCGCAGCATCCTCAAGCGCCAAGTCGTAGACGGCGTGGGCGAGGGCACACATACGATCTTGTTCTTTTCCAAACAGTAGTTGGAAGCCGTGTTCTTTTGCCACTTCCAAAACCCTCTTATCGGTAATCATTTCATCTTCTCCCCAATTCCAGCAGCAGCACGGACAATAGCGCGGCGCGTGGCGGCGTAGGGGTCGGTGTTGTGACCCTCAGAATACCACCCATACGTTCCGCCTTGCCAAGCATTTGCTACGTTACTTTCAAGCCCAAGATGTAAATTCAGCTTCACCGCCAGCCTCAGTGCATCACCGCCGTCGGTGAGAGGGTTCCAGTAGAGGCATGGCCCAATATACGCACAAAAAGGTTCATCACGCCAGCTTCTAATCTCAATCCCCGCAGCCTTCGCTGCCAGTTCAAGTAGTTCTCTGTCTGTGCTCATCTCGACCACTCCCAAAGATCCCACATAATCTGCCCGATTGCCGTGCCAGCCACGATAGCAAGCGCAATAACGGCGATGTAGGCACCCAGCCATTCGATGGCGGAATGGACATCCCATACTTTCAGGCCATAGCGGAACTTGCGCCACCAGATGGAGATCATTTCGGCTCCTTTAATTCACCGTCAATAGTTGCGGAAAAGAATATGCACAACAGGCCAATCCAGGGATGATCGAAAATAGCCAGAACCACAAACCCAGTGCAAGCTACTATTTTGCACAGAAGGCAGTACCAATATGCTGTCATGTCCGCACCTCAGCCAACATGAGTTCGCGCCGGTATGCTTCAAGTTGTTCCTCGTCGCTGGCAATGCACGCCCTAATGTGCTCCAACCGACTGCGCTCACGGCACAGATTGTTTTCCATAAATCGGATAATCATACGTAGAAATAACGT